GAACTGAGTTCCACTTCAAACTGAAAGCATCAGGTACAAATGGTCGTACTGGACAGACATTCACTCAAAGACCTGTGGTTGTCGGGCCAAAGAACGAACCACTTCCATCCACCATTAAGGTAGGTAATGGGAGCATAGGTAAAGTAGCTTACGAGATTGCACCATATGAGCATGGTACCTCACTTGGTATCCAACTCAGGTTACGAATGGTTCAAGTTCTGAAGCTGGTTGAATACGTTGCAAGTGGTAACGCTGATGATGTGTTCGATGTAGAAGAAGAGTACGAAGTAATCGTTGAAGAAGGTAACAGCCAAGCAGAAGAGGGGCAAGCCTTTGAAGATGATGGTGAAGAAAAGTCCGGTGACTTTTAGATCTGGATTGGAGCAACGGATAGCGGACAACTTAGCAAAACGCAAATGCGAATATGAGTATGAGCCAATGTCCGTTGCTTATTTTGTTGAACATAAATATAAACCTGACTTTGTGCTATCCAATGGTATCATAGTTGAAGCGAAAGGATACTTCAGATACAAAGAACAAAGGATGCACAGGTCTATCAAAGAACAACATCCGGAACTAGACATACGATTTGTGTTCTCTAATGTGAACAGTCGTATCCAAGGTTCCAGACTAACATGTGCAAACTGGTGCAAGAAGCATAACTTCCTGTATTCAGAAGAGATTGTACCTCATGAATGGACTAAGGATGTCAAGAAGAAAAGAAACTAACTACATAGTAATCCACTCCACTCTAACAAAACCTAACTCAGACATAAACATTAGGACTGTTGATGAGTGGCATCGTAAGAGAGGACTACTAAAGGTTGGCTATCACTTCTTCATAAGACGTAGTGGTTTAATTGAGGTAGGTCGAGGCCCAAATGACATAGGTGCACACACTAAGGATCATGATTCCGATTCTGTTAGTGTGTGTATGGCAGGTGGGTTGAACACTAGAGGTGTGACAGCACCTGACTATACTGAAGGACAGTTGGAGTCTCTGTTTGTTTTAGTAATGACTCTGAATCAGATGTATCCAGATGCACAAGTGGTGGGTCATAGAGACCTAAGTAAAACAGACTGTCCATCATTTGATGTGAAGGAGTGGTGGACTACAACTAAAAATAAAGGGGAACATGAAGTGGACAGATAAACTTCCAGATGCAGATGAGATGGTAGAGAATTATGAATTTAGTTACTCATCAAGTACTAGATTAACTGCACATAGAGCATTTGAAACACACTCTATACAAGATGTACTAGATAATTTTCTTATCTTCTTACAGTCATCAGGCTTTTCTTATGCAGGTGAGATAACATTAGAGAGTAAAGATGGTACAAAGACATGGACTACCTAGACACACACGAAGAGAGTGAGTTCATACAACATGAGCCGTGCCCTGAGTGTGGGTCACGAGATAACTTAGCACGTTATGATGATGGACATGCCTTTTGTTTTGGTTGTAATTACAGAGAGAAAGCAGGAGGAGAACAGAAAGTAGTAACAAAGAAAGGGGATAAGCATATGGATTTTGTTGAAGGTGAAGTAACAAACCTGAAGGCTCGTGGTATTTCTTTAGAAACATGTAGAAAGTGGGACTACTGTATAGGTGAGGTTGCAGGACAACCAGTACAGATTGCCAATTACAAAGATGCAAGTGGACAGAGGGTAGCACAGAAAATCAGGTTTCGTAACAAAGACTTCCACACCAGAGGTGACATAAAGGAAGCAGGTCTATATGGTCAGCACCTATGGTCAGGTAAAGGTAAGAAGGCCATCGTTTGTGAAGGTGAGATAGATGCACTATCCGTTTCACAATCTCAAGGTAACAAGTGGCCTGTATACTCTGTCCCAAATGGGTCAGCAGGAGCTTCAAAAGCTATCCGTAAGAGCATAGAACTGTTGACAGGATATGAAGAGGTCATCTTTTGTTTTGATAGTGATGACGCAGGTGTTAAAGCATCGAGGGAATGTGCTCAAGTTTTACCACCCGGCAAGGCTAAGATAGCAAAGCTACCTTTGAAGGATGCTAATGAGATGTTAGTTAAAGGTAGAGTAAGAGAGTTGATTGACTGTATCTGGCAAGCTAAAGTCTATAGACCAGATGGTATTGTGAATGGTAAAGATCTGTGGGACATAGTAAGTGCAGAGGATTCCATGTCATCTTGTGAGTATCCATATGAAGGTATAAATAAGAAGACTCTTGGTATGAGGAGAGGAGAGATAGTCACGATCACAGCAGGTGCAGGTATAGGTAAGTCGCAGGTCTGTAGAGAAATGGCAAATCACATGCTGAACCAAGAGGAAACAATAGGATACATTGCATTAGAGGAGTCCAACAAGAGGACAGGACTAGGGTTCATGGGCTTACACTTAAATAAACCACTACATCTAGGTACAGTTGAGGTTACAGATGATGAGTTTAAGGAAGCCTTCGATAATACCCTGAACACAGGTAGAATCTACATGTATGACCATTGGGGTTCACTAGAAGGGAACAACCTTCTTAATAAGATACGTTACATGGTGACTGCATGTGGATGCAGCTTTATAATACTGGATCACATATCTATTGTGGTCTCAGGTATAGAAGAGGGTGATGAAAGGAGAACCATTGATAACCTAATGACTAAGCTACGAGGTTTAGTTGAAGAGGTGAACTGTGGGCTGGTGCTAGTGTCACACCTGAAGAGACCTCAAGGTAACAAGGGTCATGAGGATGGAGCACAGACTAGCATGGCACAGTTAAGAGGTTCAGCATCCATAGGACAGCTATCTGATATAGTGATTGGATGTGAGAGAGACCAGCAAGGTGATGATCCTGACCGGACTACAGTTAGGGTACTTAAAAATAGATGGACAGGAGAAACAGGTATAGCCTGTGAGTTAGACTACGATCATAAAACAGGTAGGCTAACTGAGGTACCAAAAGATGAGATGCCCTTCGATGAGGAGGAAGCGGACGAGAGTTGGTCTGGTGATAGTTCGGTGTTCTAATGGATATGTTTGACACACTACACACAGACACTTGTTCAATATGTGGACAGAACTCACAGTTTGTGGGTGATGGTGTTACTGGTATGTTTGGTAACATTCCAGTTACGTTCTGTCAATTATGTTTGGACTCAATGATTGCAATGGTGAGAGATTTAAGTGAGGGGGAAGATGAAGACATGTGTATTTGATATAGAAACTGATGGACTACTAGAGGATTTAACTAAGGTACATTGTTTAGTACTCTATGATATAGAGGAAGATAAGCTCACCTCTTACACAGGTGAAGAAATAATGGACGGACTATTTTTCCTGAAAAATTTTGACACGATTATAGGACACAACATTATATCCTTTGACCTTCCAGTTCTGAAAACCTTTTTCAAATGGGAACCAGAACCTACACAAAAGATAAGAGACACGTTGGTCTGGTCTAGGTTAGTGTATCCAGACAGAGCAAGTAGAGACTCCATCAATCAAGCTATTGACAAAGACCAGTATGGTAGACACTCACTTAAGTCATGGGGTCAGAGGTTAAACTTTGATAAGGGTGAGTTCACAGACTTTGAAGAGTTCAGCCTTGAGATGGTAGAGTACTGTGAGAATGATGTTCAACTTAACTATAAGTTATATTCTAAGTTACTTGAAGCAAAGTTTCCAGATGATTCAGTACAGTTAGAGCATGACATACATACCATATGCTTACGACAAACTGAAAACGGATTTCCTTTTGATGTTGAAGGTGCATCTAAACTATATGCACAACTAGCAGAGAAGAGGGACAAACTACAAGGTGAGTTAAAGGAAGTCTTTGGTTCATGGATAGTTGATGAAGGCTCAAGAAAGAATGGTACTTATAATAAGGTAAAGATTGTTGACTTCAATCCTAACTCACGTAAACACATAGCTAAAAGATTAACAGAGTTGAGAGGCTGGAAGCCTAAAGATTTCACTCCAACTAATGAGCCAAAGGTAGATGAGCATATACTATCTAAGCTACCTTATCCAGAAGCAAAGCTAATGGCAGAGGCATTTGGTGTGAACAAACTAATAGCTCAATTATCAGAGGGGAAACATGCTTGGTTACATCACGAAAAGAATGGCAAGATTCACGGATCAGTTAATACAATGGGTTCAATCTCTAGTAGATGTTCTCATTCCCACCCTAACATCGGTCAGGTACCTAGTGTCAAGACACCATATGGGACAGAGTGTAGGAAATTATTCTACGCACCACAAGGCTTTAGTCTACTTGGATGTGACATTAGTTCTCTTGAAATTAGGGTTGTGTCTCACTATCTTGCTTCCTTTGATGGTGGTCGTTATGCTAAGACTGTGGTTAGTGGTGATATACACGAAGCTAATCGAAAAGCTGCTGACCTTCCTAGTAGGGATCAAGCTAAGACTTTTATTTATGGCTTGTTGTATGGTGCCGGAGAAGCGAAGTTGGGTCAGATTGTGGGCAAGGATAAAGGAGAAGGTAGGAAACTAAAGAATAGATTCTTCAAGAAGGTACCAGCATTTAAGAGACTAAGAGAAGAGGTGTTCAGGAAGGCAGAGAAGGGGTACCTGTTTGGTATTGATGGAAGGAAAGTTCCAGTAAGATCAACACACTCCTCACTTAACTCTCTGTGTCAGTCAGCAGGTGCTATTGTATGTAAGAAGTGGGTGGTTGAATTCCATAGACTGATGAAAGAAAGAGGATACACAGAGGACAAGGACTACCAACAAGTTGCCTTCATTCATGATGAGATACAAGTACTTGTTCGTGAAGGACTTGAAGATACAATAGGTAAGATTGCAGTAGAGGCAATCACTAACTCAGGTAACCTTCTTAACTTGAGGGTACCACTAACAGGTGAGTATACATTCGGTTCTAATTGGGCTGAGACTCACTGATATTAAAGGGGATAAATGAAATTACTAATTGATGGTGACATACTAGTTTATAAAAACTGTTGTGTATGTGAGAAGGAAGTAGATTGGGGTGACGACATATGGACTTTACATTGTGACTTCAAGATTGTTAGGAGTTTAATAGACTCAGAGATTAACCAGCTTAAGGTTAAGTCTGATGCAGATGATGTAGTAGTATTCCTTAGTTCACATAGTAACTTTAGAAAGGAACTTAATCCAGACTATAAAGCTAAGAGGATAGGTACAAGGAAACCAATATGCTACAAACCAGCACGTAAGTATTTAAGAAATGCGTACTCTACCTTACAATCTAAGTGGTTAGAAGCAGATGATCTCTTAGGTATTGAGTGTACTAAAGATCCAGAGTACACTTGTATAGTATCAACAGACAAAGACCTACTCACTATTCCCGGTTACCATTGGGACTTTGAAACTCAATCCATCTTCAAGTTATCAGAGGAGAGTGCAGAGAAGAACTTCTTTAGACAAGCATTATCAGGTGACCAAGTAGATGGGTACCCCGGATGCCTTGGTGTTGGTGCTGTTACTGCAAACAAAATACTTGAAGAGGCTGACAAGAATGAGGACAGTCGTTGGGAGGCAGTACTAAAGACGTACAAGGAGAAGGGATTTGATAAAGAGTTTGCCTTACTCCAAACAAGGATGGCATACATACTACAGAAGGATCAGTTCAATGGGATAGACAAGTACCCTTCACTTTGGGAACCACCAGTCAAGGAGACATCATGAGTAACTACGACCTAGATGAGATAGAAAGACAGAAGTCTCAGAAACAGAAGAAGCAATGGAGAGAGTACGTTGATGAAAGTTTGAAACATCCATTAGATGAACGACACAGTTCAAACGAGGGGTTCAAATCTTCTAAACCTATTCAGCAATGGGATGCACAATCACAATCATATGTGGAGGTTGGTGACGATCAAGATAACATACGTTGGTTACATGAGAATGAGGAAGTAACTAGTCCTAAACATTATGTAGGTCTAGGTATTACACCACTTGAATACATAACTGCTAACGAGTTAGACTTCTTAGAGGGGAACATAATTAAATACGTTACTCGTTACCCACATAAGGGTGGAGTAAATGACCTACTAAAAGCAAGAACATACTTAGAGAAACTTATTGAACGAGAGGTAGAAAAATCATGAGCACCACATTACCAACACAGTATCAACAATACATCCACCTCTCTAGGTACTCACGTTGGGACTATGAAAAGAAAAGAAGAGAGACATGGGAAGAGACAGTCGATAGGTACTTCAGATTCTTTAGAGGACACCTTAAAGAGAACTGTGGTTACACAGTAGACAGGAAGTTAGAGAGTATACT